GAAGGCGGTCACGTCTATGATGTTACTCATGGTAGCGAAGATGTTCCCATCGAATGGGGGCGTGAGAACCTCAAGGGCGGCACGGAGCAGTTAATCAAAGGCAGTGAGTTCCAGGTCCGTGGTCGTTACTTCAACAACAACGATGGGAAGGGGACTTTCTAATGCCTAATCAAAGACCAGGCAGAGCAACTGTGGATTCCGTTGCTAAACTTATGCGGAACCCCCGTGCTACACTTTCACCTCGCGATGACATGAGAGTGGCTAATTACCTTGCTCGAAACATACGCCCTCAACCTGTTAATGTTGAAGATGTTTCCATACAGGACTACATCACGATGAACGATGGCGGTATGGCCAAGAAGACGAGGGCTTTTTGAGCAGAGAGGGACGAATGAGTGGGATTGGATCTTCTCAAAACCTTACTTCCGCTAGTAGTCTTTGTGGTTGGCGCGTTGGTCGTAGCCGTGCGCTTACAATCCCAAGTTCAGGCGTTACAACGCGACCTTCGAGAGTTGGAAAAAAAGCAAACCTATGTAAGTGTGGTTAAGCTGGAAGCGAAGATGGAACAAGCTGAAAAGAATGTAAGCGCACTGTGGCAATTCACAAACAGTTTGCGTGACCGTTTCAACGGGTCAAAGTAAAATGACTGAAACTGCGGCTTTAAAAGCGGCTCGTGAACAGCGTGAAAGATCAGAGAAAAAGGCTCGAGAAGCGAGAAAGGCTGTCCGCATAGCCCAGATGAAGCGGCACGTGGCCCGAAAAGCCAAAGGGGTAGGAGTCGAAATCAAAAGAGCGGCACCCGGCCCTGGCCCTAGAGGTTATAGTCTTATTAAATACTTAGAGGATCATGATGGTGGTTCTGCCGTCAAAATACGTTTCCGTAAACAAGGAGAGCCAGACTGATGCCCGATGTAGTATACGTGGACAAGAACGATGCAGATAAGTACGCCATGCAAATTGATGGTGTTGTAGTACCTGTTGACGAAGACGGAGATGGTGTTCGTGACGGTTATAGAGTCGTCCCTAGAATATCTGGCGAAGGAACTAGAGGGCCGACACCTTCAGAAGTTCCTCCAGAGGCAGCGGCGGATACAGCGGCCTATTTAGAAGCCGTAGCAGCAGCGGGTGGACCCAGTGAAGAAGACGAACTTGGCTATAGGCAGGGCGGCATGAACTTCACCAATCGCGGCCCTGTTAAATACGCCAAGGGCGGCGCGGTTCGTGGCAAAAGATTCAGCGGTTCTTATTAAAGTATGGCGGATCCGACAACTTTCGCGTATTGCTTATTGAAGGCTATTCAAGAAAGAATATCTCTTACGCAAGAAGCTATTCTCCAAGGTAGTCCAAAGAGCATGGAAACATACAAACAACTGGTTGGAGAACTTCAAGGACTTGAGTTCGCTGAACGTGAGGTAAAAGACCAGTTGGAGAAAACGGAGGACGAATGAGTAAGACTTTATATGTTCCTGACCATATAGCGCAGAAAGAAAATCAGAAAAAAGAAGCCGTAGCTTCTGCATATATAAAACAGGAAGATAGGGTCTTGGATCCTTCTTTACTTGATTTATCCCTAAGTGAACGCCTTCCGCAGCCAACCGGCTGGCGTATTCTTGTAATGCCTTATGCCGGCAAAGCCACGACTGACGGCGGCATTCATATCCCAGATCAAGCAAGAGATCGCGAGGCATTGGCAACTGTTGTTGCCTATGTTCTTAAAGTTGGACCATTGGCGTATCAGGATAAAGGTAAGTTTGGATCGGATCGTGAGCCATGGTGCGAAGAAGGTCAGTGGATCTGTATCGGCAGATATGCTGGCGCTCGTTTCAAGATTGACGGAGGAGAAGTCCGTATAATCAATGATGACGAGGTTATTTCGACTATTAAGGAACCCGACGATATTAAACATGTCTAGAAAGAAGAAGGTTGGATTAGGATGATGACATGCCAGAAGAAAAAGATATTGAAGTAGGGGATTCTGAGGAATCTTCAGTCGATGTAAATATTCCTCCGGAGGAAGGTTCTGAGGAAAAGGTTGCTTCTGAAGAAGTGGCTGATTCCCAAGAAGATCCCGAAGGAGAGCTTGAAGAATATAGCACTGGGGTTAAATCCCGTATTGATAAACTAACGAAGAGATTTCGAGAAGAGGAGCGCCAGAAGCAGACGGCAGTCGAGTTTGCCGAGAATGTCAAGAAGGAAAACGATTCGTTAAAAGGTAGGCTTGAATCGCTTGATAAGGGGTATCAAGAGCAATTTGGTGGTCGAGTAACCTCCCAACTTGATTCAGCTAAACGTCTTCTCAAAGAGGCCCACGAAAATGGTGATGTAGATAAGATTGTCGAAGCGCAAGAAGCGTTGGCAGATTTATCGGTTGAGAAAGGAAGGTTACTTTCTGCGCAAAAAAGGGTACAGCAACCCGCTCCTCCGCAACAAGTAGCGCCTCCTCCTCAGCAGCCACCGGCAAAAGCCGACCCGAAAGCAGAATCTTGGGCATCAAAAAATAACTGGTTTGGTCAAGACGAAGTTATGACATATGCCGCCTTCGGTGTTCATAGGCGGTTAATAGAGGATGAGGGGTTTGACCCTCAATCCGATGAATATTATAATGAACTTGACAAAAGATTAGTGGATGAGTTTCCTCAGAAACTAGGTAAAAAATCTTTGTCGAACGGGGGAAGCAAGAAGGTTGCGTCAGCCGAAGCTTCCGCATCCCGCAATAGAAGTGGACGGAAAACTGTGCGATTAACGCCCTCTCAGGTTGCGATTGCGAAGAGGCTAAATGTGCCGCTTGAAGAATACGCAAAATATGTGAGGGACTGATCATGACTACAGAGAACGCAGATCTCCAAAAGTCTACGAGAACGCCTCGAAGTAACAGCACACGCGCAAAACAAGCGCGCAGGGAACCTTGGAAGCCCCCGTCCATGTTGGACGCACCGCCTGCACCGGAAGGTTATCGACATAGATGGATTCGGGCAGAAGTTATGGGTTTTGATGACCGCAAGAATGTAGCAGCTCGCAGCCGTGAAGGTTGGGAATTGGTACGCGGTGAAGATCACCCAGACTTTGAAATACCGACCATCGAAGACGGCAAACATGCCGGCGTTATTGGGGTAGGAGGATTATTGCTTGCCAAGATTCCTGTTGAGATTGTTGAGGAACGCAAAGAATATTTTCAGAGCATGACTCGCAATCAAATGAAGGCTGTTGATAACGACTTAGCGCGTGAACAACATCCAGCAATGCCGATTAGTAAACCTGATCGGCAATCTCGTGTAACTTTTGGAGGCCCTCAAGAAGAAGAGGGCTAGGAGCAATGTAGATGGCAAATAGCAATGGGAGCTTTGGCCTTCGCCCTTTGAGCAAACAGGGCGGCGCCGCTAATTCCACTGGTATGACCCAATACTCTGCGTATGAAATTGCGAACGGCCTCACAGATAAGCTGTATCACGGCGAACCTGTGATTCCTCTCTCTACCGGCTATATAGGCGCTCCGGGCGCTGCGGCTGGTGGAACAGTTGGTATGCTGGGCGTGTTTCAGGGTTGTGAGTATGTGGATTCTACCACTGGAAAACCCGTCTGGAAAAATTACTGGCCTGGTTCTGGGGCAGATTCCAATCACCCTGTTAAAGCATACGTCAATGACGATCCGATGCAGCTTTATGTTATTGCAACGGATGCGACATGGACGAGCAAGGCTACGGCGCGTGCCGCAGTTTTTGCTAATGCTAACTTCTCAACGGCTATCACAGGGACGGACGCTACTGGTGTGTCCCTTGGTCGCTTGGCAATCAGCACGATTGCCACCACAGCCGCTCTGCAAATGCGGATTGTGGGTTGGCTTGATGATCCAGAGAATGCTGATTTCACAGCGGCTGGCATTGGTGCAATCGTTCGGTTGAACAACCACTTCAATAGCAACAACGGCGCTATTGCGGCTGGTACACCTTCAACCACTGGCGTATAGGAGGGCTTGAGAGATGGCTATTAGTAGAGCTCAATTAGCTAAAGAGCTAGAGCCTGGCCTCAATGCCTTATTTGGACTTGAGTATGCCAGGTACGATAACGAATCTGCTGAGATCTATGATACCGAATCCTCAGAACGCGCATTTGAGGAAGAGGTCATGCTTTCCGGTTTCGGGTCGGCACCCGTCAAATCGGAAGGATCGGCAATTTCATTTGATGATGCGCAAGAAGCGTATACTGCAAGGTATACGCATGAGACTATCGCGCTTGCTTTCTCCATTACGGAAGAAGCAATCGAGGATAATCTCTATGACCGTCTCGCTTCTCGTTACACAAAAGCTTTGGCGCGTAGCATGGCCAACACCAAACAGGTGAAGGGTGCAGCTACCTTAAACAATGCTTTTGATAGTTCGTATACGGGCGGCGATGCTAAGGAGCTTTGTGCTACGGATCACCCTCTTGTGAATAATAACGATCTTCGCAACGAGCCCAGCACGGCGGCTGACTTGAACGAAACGAGTCTTGAGAATGCTCTTATTGACATCGCGGCTTTTGTCGATGAGCGCGGACTTAAAGTTTCGGTGCGTGGTGAAAAGATGATTGTTCCTCCCGCTCTACAGTTTGTAGCGGATCGTCTTCTTGAATCCACTCTTCGTCCAGGTACGGCGGATAATGACATTAACGCTACGCGGAACATGGGAATGCTCCCGCAGGGTTATGTCGTTAACCACTATCTTACGGATACTGACGCATGGTTTGTTAAGACCGATGCTCCAAGAGGATTTATCCACTTCGAGCGGATGCCGATGTCCACTAAGATGGAAGGTGATTTCGATACCGGTAATGTGAGGTTTAAAGCCCGTGAGCGGTACAGCTACGGGTGGTCGGATCCACGTTGCGTATTTGGATCTCCTGGCGCGTAAAATATTGAGGGGGAGGGGTATCCTTCCCCCTCTTTATCCTCTGGGATTTTATAGCCCTAGCGACTGGCCCAGCAGACGCTTACAAGACTCTAGGGCGAATCCTTTGTAAGGAAGGTATTGTTATGGGTACTTCACGTTTTTCTGGCCCCGTCATGTACAGTGGCACTGGTAGCGATGCGAGTGCTTTGGGGTCGTGGTTTCGCAATCTTCCAGTTCAGATCAATCCCGACTATGTCTTCAAATATGATGACTTCACTGGTGTTGATATTGATGACACTGATGACTGGACCAAGTCTGTTCTCAATAGTGGAACATTAACCCTTCTTGCGGACC